GCCATAATATAATATATAATAAAATTAATAAAATAAAAGGCCGAGGCCGAAGCCCCGGTCTTTTAAAAATAGTTTACTTCATTAACATAAAGTTGTTAGCACCTTGAGTAACTAAACATCTTTCTGATAACATGTGGATTTGCATTGCATCTAAAGCAGATGTAGCAGCACCAACAGACCCAGTAACCCAAGTCTTCATTCTTCTATCGTCAGTTTGTGAAGCTCTAAATCTAACGTGTAAGAAAGGTCTCTTAAGGTTTTTACCTAACATTTGGTCATAAACAGTTGATGTACCAGCTGGAATAATAACCCCTCTAATAGCAGCGCTACCAGCAGCATCGTTAATTCCACCTCTTGTAGCTTTGTCATTTAAATATCTAAAGTCAGACTTGTAGAAGTCATAAGAACCTCTTCTGAAACCAGAGAAACCTAAATTTAAAGCCATATCTTCAGAGTTGTCAAACACTCCATAAGAAGTACCACCAGCTCCGTAAGAGTTCATAGAAGCTAACATATCGTCCATAGCTAAAGACGTAGCTCTGTTTACAAACATCATGTTTTCTTCAATAGCTCCCTGCTTGTCAAACTCAGCAAGTATTGCATCGAACTCAGCTAAATCAGTAGCAGCATTAACACCAGTTACACCTGAAGTAATGTTACCTCTTGATTCGATAGCAGCAAATAAACCTTCAGTACCAGCTCCTTCAGCTCCAGCATCAGCAGCGCCTCTAACTTGACTGTTAGCGCCAAAACCAATAATAGAGTTAGCAACTGTAAATTCAGCTTCTAGCATAGTCATTTCTAAGTAGTCATTAAAACGAGCTCTTGTATCAGCTTCAGCTTTTAAGTACCATAAGTAACCTGACTGACCCATTTCAGAAGCAACTTCAACCCAACCAATTCTAGATGTATCAGAACCTGATACCTCGTAGTAATCTTTCATGATAATTGGCTTGTTAGTAAATGATTTGAATGAAGGCTCGTTAGCACCTCTTCCATCAGCTTTAAACGTACCAGTTTCGTCAGCGTAAGAAGCTCCTTTACCAAACTCAGAACCAATAACTAACACAGTAGCAGTTCCGTCAGAAAGACCAGCAGCAGATAAAGTTGCTTCTGCATAAGGCTCAACTGAAACAACGTTTGAATTTGGAGTTTCAACAACTAACGCCTTAACAACAGCGCCAGACTGTGCGATTAACACTATATCATTAACTCTAATACCGTGAGTTCTACTTGTTGTAGAACCTACAGATGTATCACCATCAATATCTTGTGTAATTGCTAACGTACCATTTGTATCACCGTCAGCATCAACAGTTGCTGTATAAGATAAATGTAGTCTTGACTGCTCAGACCAAACTACTTGGTCAGAAGTCATAGACTCTTCAGCCCCAACTTGTGATAAGAAACCTGATATAGTTCTCGGTCCGAAAACTTCAGCTTCTTTCTCCATTAGGTCTGGTAAATATTGTTGTGCCCAGTCGTTACCGGCACCTGTAAAATCTAGGTAATTTGTATTTAGTGTTTGCTTTTTTGAAGCAGGAACACTATTCAAATTATTTCCCCCTGTAATTGCCATAATTTTTTAATTTTAAATTTGTTATTTATTTTTGTTTCTAATTTTAAACTTAAAATCAGGACCATCATCATTAAGAGCTCTTACTGTAAAACCACTAGTGTTATAATTTTCCATAGACTGTCTTGGCGCCATATCTACGTTTTTAGATTTAGCAATGCTTTCTTTTAAAGCGTCTGCCTTACCTTGTTCGTAAAAATGAGTAGCAATTTGGTCTGGGTTCATAGCGGTAAAAAGTCCTTTGTGATAAGCACTCGCATCGTCTATTAAATTGTCTTCTGTCAAAAACTTTTTGATAAAGTTATTAATATCAGATTGAGTATCTTTTACTTGCTCAGTGTCTTTAACATTAAATCTAAACCTTTTATCCCCAACGTTGTATTCAAAACCTTTGAAATTTTTGTTAAAGATTTGATTAGTTTTATTTTTAAACACTTTAGCTTGCTCTTCGCTCTTTAAACGATTTTGCTCTGATTCCTTGTTGTATCTGTTGAAGAAATTAATAGCTTTTTGTTGCTCTTCAGTTAGTTTAACTCCAGCTTTAATGTCTTCATAATATTTGGATTTTACACTTTCCAAGTGTTGCCTTGCCTGAGCAACTTGCTCCTTCATGGCTAATTTTTTTCTTTTAATATCTTTTTCTTCGTCAACCTCTTCGTCGTAGGCAAAAGTATCTTCCATTACAAAGTCTATTTCATCGTTTGATAAATGAGGTTTAGTTTGTTTGTAGTACTCATGTAACAACGTGTGATTGTCCATGTCAGCATAGTCTTGATTTAACTTTACATAGTCGTTAATATCACCGCCTGTTTCTTCCATAAAGTCAACAAGCTTTTGAATATTTTCAGGTAGCTCTTTGCCAGTTTCTATAGATTCAGCTATAGCCTCTGTAGCTTCTACTTCTAGCTCTTCAGCTTCTTGAGCTTGCTCTTCTGTTACTTCTTCTACAACTTGTTGTTGCTCAACTTCTTCTTCTGGTTGTTTAGTAATTTCAACAACACCAGCGTCTTCGTTTTCTTCTACAATAACTTCTTCTTCTTTAGTTTCTTCTTGTACAGGTGGCTCGTCTAAATTTACTTTAATAACATTATCATCGACTAAACCTTCAACTGGTTCGTCTAAATTTACTTTTGTAACGTTATCATCTTTTTTAACTTCTTCAACAACTTCCTCAGTTGTTTCTTTTTTGTTTTTCTTTGCCATAATATAATATAATAATAGTTAATAATTTTTATCTAGGTCCAAATCTTGACATATCTATACTTTTGTTTAATACATCATTTCCTTTAGACTCAAATGGTTTTTGCTTGCTCTGCATAGCAGTTCTTTGGTTTGCGCCATCTTCTTTTTTGTTAGCTATCTCTTGTTGGTTTTTTAGTTCCATTTCTTTTAACCTAACGTTCATTTCGTACTCAAGCATCATTAGCTGTTTTTTAACTTCAGCCTCTGCCATCATTGACTTGTCGTTAAGTTCTTGTCTTGCAGTTTCAATTTGTATAGCTGCCTCTGCGTTAGACTGTTGTTTTTGTTGCTCAAACTGAGCAGACGCTTCTTGCTGTTTAATATTAGCATCTGCTTGCGCCTGCATGTTTTCTTGTTGCATTTTTTGATCTCTAGCTAGCTTTTTTCTTCTTTTTATTTTTAACAATTGATTAGCTAGTTTTACATTTTTAATTTCTCTAAGATCAATAGCATCTTCAAGCTCTATGTTTTGTTGTGATAAAGCCATTTGTATGTTTTGCTCTAATATGGCTTTTTCTTCTTCGTCTGGCGCTAACTCTATAAATATGCCAAAGTCATAAAGATGTAAGTCCATTAGTTCAGAAAGCGTAGCAACATTATGTGCTCCTATTTGATTTATAAAAGCAGTTCTAGTAGGTGAGTACTCTATAATATCTGATATTCTAAGTGATAAGCAAGTACAAACTTCTTGTGTTAAAAACAAACCACCTTGTAGTATATGTCTTGTTGCTGTATTGCTATTAGCAGCTGCTAGTTTTTGTACGCCAACCAAAGATCTTTCGGCTGGCATGCTACCATCTCTTGCTTCATTTAATCCGGTTACATCTCTTATCATTTGCAAGTAGTAGTTATAGTTACCTATAAGTGCTTGTAATTTATTACTACCACTACTATTTTGTATTTCTTGAATAGGTATCTTACCTGGATTCATATCACCTTCAGAAGTAAAACTTCTACCTATAATACTACCAGTTTGAAAAAACATATTTAAAGCTTCTTGTGGATTATAGTTTGTTCCGTTACCTAAATCTATTTCTGCTAATCCATCAGCGTCTAAGTAAACTCCATCTGGCGTCATACGTGACATTACTTGTTGTAGTTTTAAATGCGTTAATTGTATCATATCAGCAAAACCTGTTATACGTTTTACCAACGACTCTATTCTACCTTCGTACATACGAGGAGCACATATAGCGTAGTTCATTTTTACTTTTGTAAAATCGCTTTTAGGCCTCATCATATTTCTAGCCATTTCCCACCTAAGAAGTTTTTTAGTACCTAAAACTAAAGCACCGTCATATAAACACTCTATTTTTCTAGACTCTTTTCTAAAATTTGGATTTTCTTCTGGATTAAACGAGTCATCTTTTTCTATAGCTTTTTCAGCTCCACTAGCTAATTGCTTTAGCTTATAGACTTCGTTCATGTAAGTTTTGTAGTTAAAATATAAAACTTTAACTTTGTTTTTATCATTATCTCCTTCCATGTACCTTTTATACTCGTACTTTCCAGCGCTAGCATTTTGATAACTAGTTATTTCTTCTAAATCTTCTTCTGTTAAATGCGGAAACTCTTTTATTAACTCATTTACAGGAACAGTTTTTACTTCGCCTACATAGTATATGTCTTCAAAATAAGGAGACTCTGTGTGAGAATAAACCAAGTTAGCAGGGTCAACGTACTCAACTGTCACACCTTCTGAAGTGTTGTACATTGTTTTTACAGCGCCAATACCTAAAACAGTTAAATCGTAATAAAATCTTTTCTTTATTAAATCATATCTATTACCTTCTAAAAGCGTGTTTATAGCTTGTTCCTCTGCTATCTCTACAGCCTGCTTGTAATTTAGTTTCATGTGAAGGTCTAGTTCTTCTTGAGAATCAGGTAGTAGATTAGGTTTATTATTAAACAAGTCCATACCAAAAGAGTCTTTAATAAACTTCTTTAACTCTCTAGTACGCATGTCCTCCATCATCGAGTCCATATACTTAGTTCTTTTACTTACACCAAAAGGATCTTGTGAGTAAGCTTTAACGTCATAAAGTCTTTCAGCTATACCGTTTACAACTATATCAACAAACTTAGGTATAATTGGCACTGGCTTCCAGTCTAAATTTAAATAAGACAAGTCACCGTTTATAGATAATTCATCTTTATATTTTTGTATTGATTGTTCTCCACGAGCGTATAGTCTTAAATTATGAAAATTATTTCTATTGTGAATATATCTATTAGAATAATTATCTTTGTCAAACCACTCTTTTTCTATGGCTTGAGCAACTTTAAGTCCGTACTCATAACTTATTTTTTCTACATCACTAACTACTTGACTTGGAAACTGCGTATACATATTAATTTTTTATTATTCTTGAAGCATTACCTTTGTTGTTGTATTTGGCTATACTTATATTTAATTTTGGTTTTTCTATTTTAGCATTAGGTCTATATAAGTTTCTGTTGCATGCCATAATTGCTAATCCACTACTAATAGTAGCGTCAAACTTTGTTCTTTTAGTTATATCAAACTTAGCCCAATCATTTAAAGTTCTATTAAAATATATGTTGCCATAAACACCATCTTTTAAATGACCAACGTGTTGCTGTATATACATCTCAACAGCAGCGGCGTGAGCTTGCTTTATATCTTCACTTGAGTTAGGTATACCACCTATTTCTTTTTCTGTTACTGATAATTTATTCCACAGCTTGTCTGGTCTATTCATTGAGTAACCTCTGTAACCTCTACGCCTAAAATGATATAATAGTCTAGGTTTATTATTTTCTGCTAGTATCGGCATGCCATAAAACACGCAAGCCATTAACACGTCTTCAAAAAACATCTCAGCTGTTTGTGGTCTAGCTATATATTCTAAAAACATGTGATTAGGTGGCGCGTCTTCCATGCTAAACTTTGTTAAACCGTGTAACGCTCCATTAGAACCTCTACCATCAACAGTACCAGATATATCATAACTGTCACAGCCAAACGCACCCATGTGCTCGTTACCAGGATATTTAATACCGTTTTTAACTATAACTCGGTTTTGTAAATGTGCTTCTGGCGTCCAACTTATATTAAACCTACCTTTTGCGTCTGGATAAAATATAACTTGTGTGTCTTTAACTCCGTTGACCCATTGAAAATTACCAACGTTTACATTAGCTTGATTACCTATGCCATCGTTGTAATCAATTTGTTCGTATATTTTTACTAAGTTAAATATACTGTTTTTAGCTTCGTCTCTAAACGCGTGTTCTTCTGTGCGTGGAAACTGTCTATAAAACTCGTTTAAACTGTCTTGATCATTTTTTAAACCGTCAGCCTCGTTATTCCAATGATCTATTATTCCGTAATCTATTAGTTCGCCGTCTGGTCCGTAGACATCATTATCTGGGTTATTAAAGACTGGGTTTCCGTATTCATCAATAAATCCTTCGTAGTTCCATTCCATTGGGATAAAAAGAGAATATAAACCAGACTTTGTCTGTCCATTTCTGTTACGCTTAGTAACGTCTGAATCATAGTACAGCTTTTTAAAATTATTACCTCCTTTGTCTAACGCGTTGCTAGTGCTACCCATCATACATTTACCTACTACTTTAGCACCTAGCCTTAAGCAAGTTTTAGTTACTCGCCAATTGTTTAATATATTGTCAGGTCTTTCCCACTTACCACTTTCATCGTGTACCAATAAGTTTAGTTTCTCACCATCGTAACTATTATCACCAGTATTTTTCCAGTCAATAGTAGTATCAAGTCCAACCAAGTCTTCCTGCTTTTCGTTAGCAGTAATCTTTTTACGCGTGAACTTACTAGCAGGCACACGATAAGCAAGTTCAGACTTAGGTCTATCCATACCGTCTTGTATAGGTTTAAAAAAAAACGGATAGTTAACAGATATTGGTACAACTTTATCGGTAAACATTTTTTTAGCATCAGCACCACTTTTAGATAATATTCCATATCTACTATCACTTGATATTGTTGCTAAATTAACTGTTTCTGCAGTCGACATAAAAGAAAAACCACTACGCCTGTTTTTAAGATAACACATACCGTAGCACCTGTTATCAGCCTTACAAGCCTCCCAAAATATAAAGAACAGTCTATTTGCTTCTCTAAAGTCTGGAGCACCTACGTCTATTTTACTCCATTGTAAATACATATAATGACTACCTGTTATATACGTAGGTTTACCATCATTTGTAAACCAAAAGCCTTCGTCTCTACGTTTGAACTCTTCGTCTATATAATCATACCACTGTTCTTTTTGCTCTTCAGGATATGCCCTCCAGTCAAATATGTTTTTAAGTTTAAATAGTTCTTTTGGATAATCTATTTTTTGCCATCTAGAGGATTTGTGCATGTGCACTTGCACTGGTTCCAACGGCAAGCCAATACGCAAATTTTGTATTTCAAGTATTTTCCCAATTTTACCAGTTTTTGATATAACGATAATATCATGTTCTTTATTATATCCATATTTCCATTTTTTACCACGGTTCATCCGTGTGATTGTTGTTCTTTTTATAGGTTCTATAACCTCAACTAAATTTTGCTTGTACATTACTTAGATCTACCTTCTGCGAATCCTTTAAAAGCTTTTTTCTCTGTCTTTTCAGGTGTTTTGCCCTCAAGCAGGTTTTCTTCTTCTTGTATTCTGTTAAGTATTTCAAACGCGTCAAATATTGCTAGTTTTTTAGTAGCCGCGGCATTTTTTAATCT